TAAGTACCCAGTCTCCAGGTGTGCAAGCGGCGCCGTCCAGTGCTTCTATTGCAGTCTGGACAGCATCTGCGTCAATTAAACCCCATTCAAAGAATGAAGTCCCTAATTCTGTATGCCCACCATAACCGGTAGGGGTATCAATAGCCATAGTCTGCAATACCCATGCCGCAGTTCCTAAGTATGTCTGGTTCGGGACTAAAGTAATCTCAGCCCACCCTTCACTATTCGAGTCTTCAAATCTGAACTCCATTTGTCCAAAGTTCCCGGTGACAGCGGAACAGTGGTGATAGAAACTATTAGTTATAATCCCCGCTGTCCATAGAGTCATCGTAGTGCCCGTTGGGGGCACGAGTTCAACGTGGGTTGATCCGGCATTACCCGACCCGCCCTTGTATAGCTTTACCGAGCGTGACCCTGCCTGATATTGTGTGGTTGACCATTCAGCGATAGCGTCGTTCGGCTCCCTGATTGACAGGGTAGCCACCCCTGTTAATACATTTGATTTAGTTCCCATTTTGCTTTACCTCCTAAAAATTGGTATAAGAAAAGCCACCGATGAGGTGGCTGGTGACTGGGTAACGGGTTGCCTTTACGCCCGTATCATAATCGAGAAGAACGTCAGAACACGATAATAGTTTGGGATATCCACGTCCTGCAAATCCTGTCCTTGCACCTCCTCTATTGCTGACATTATCTGATAAGTAGTGCCGCTAACTACCACATCCACATTCTGTATGCCCTGTAGGGCATCGTAGAGCTTGCGGTACACGTTACGTGCGCCTATTATGTTATCCGCCCAACAATCAAACTGGATACTGGGTGTAACTATCTCCGGTATATACGGTGTTGATTCACCGCCCCTGCCAAAGAATCCGATGGCCGGTAACGTTGTATTCTCCGACAACCGGGGGCATTCAATACGGTAACCGACTACATCGGTTAGTGCCGTCTGGTCTACCAGATACGCTCTGACTATTGCGTTTACGTCTGCTATTGCCATTACATCAGCCCCGCTTTCAAGAACTCCATAAGTTTGCCTCTATTCCTGTCCAGCGCAGGCTTCATGTAAGGCCGCGCTGCCATAGATACAGTCCCGGTCTCCAGAAAACCGCCATAGCCGGAGGTCGAGTAGACCGCCCCCTCTGTTTCGTCTTTGGCAATCACTCCGCCCGGGCCGGTCTCATACATAATAGACCGTGCATTATTACCCGTTAAATGAGGACTATGGTGTATAGATTCATTGGCTATGATTGCAATGGTCTTGGTCATCGCTACCCTGCCCGCCCTTGATACTATATCAATAGCCCCTTGTGTGTTCAGGTTGGTTGTTACTGATACGTCTAATTTCATGCTACCTTCTGTAAATATACTTCTCTGTGATGCTGGCTGGCGCCGTTCGTTCTCCTCTGTACAAGTAAGACCTCAAAGGTCGAGGCGTCTACTACCGCCCCGGTAGAGGCTAATAAAATATTGCTCACCCTGTCGTGCTCGGTAATGTCAACTGAATCCTCAACAAATAATTTATAGTCGCTGATAACCACCTCGGCGCCGAACCTGACCTCACGCCCTATGGTGCTAACCAGTCTGCAAGGCGTGCTCTCATGGACAACAGTCCACGTCTTTACCTTGTTGCCGTAAGCGTCCCTATCACCCTCTGAATAGCTGCTGACATCGCAGGTGTGAATCAATAAACTGTCGTAGCTCATTCTTCTACCCCCGTTAAATCCATTTCAGCCCAAGTCATACAAGGCACAGACGATGCTTTCTCTCTTAAATTACTAGCCAGTTTGAGCATCTTGTCAACTATCTTCTGGGTATATGAGTAGTCACCTATATGCTCGCTGTCGGCATTGAGCGCATAACTAGAAGCCCATGACTCTAGCGCCAGAGCTGATGCAGAATCAACATCGTTGCCCTCTGCTGATAAAAATGACTCAATCTCTTCATCAGTAAATTTATAATCGGCCAGGACTGTATCGCCGATTCTTAAACGGACTTTACCGACTGCATTTTCGATGTTATATGTTACTGTCATAATTTCTCCTCATGTATCCTGGTTGAAGGCATCCTGTTTACTGCAAGCCTGGCGATAGCTACCGCCAAACGTACGGGGTAAGCCAGTTTAACAGCATCGACTATCGCTATTGAATCGGCAAACGAAATGCCGTAGGTGTGAGATATGTCATCGGCTATTGATACTGAATCCGACTCATTGATAGCCACATTTTTAGCAATAGCATCAGCGATTACGACCGTATCAGCCAGAGACACAACGAAGTCTGTCACATCAGCAATAGAATCTGAGATTGCTACTGAGTCTGTTTCAGCCATACCTATTAGCTTGGCGACAGATTCCACGATAGCCACAGTGTCAGCCTCGGAGAGGGCAACACTTTTTATAATGTCATCGGCTATCGCCACCACGTCCGACTTATCCAGGCCAACGGCTTTGCCGGTAAGAACGTCTGCTATTGTTAGAGTATCAGCTAAAGTCTTGACAAACTCGGCTACCGTTGATAAACTATCTGCTATTATCACCGAATCTGTTTCCGCCAGGCTCATATTCTTTGCCATGCTATCTACTAATGCAACGGTATCTGCTCGATTTATCCTCACTGACTTAGCTTCTGAGTCGGCAATACCTAGAGTGTCAGCAAATGACTTTAGGAACTGAGATGTTTTAGCGAAGGTATCAGTTAAAGATACTGAATCAGCCCTTGGCAACCCGATATCTTTAATTACCGTATCGGATATGCCTACTGAATCATCAACAGATAATAACCATTCAACAACATCCGCTATGGAGTCTGTGATAGTTACTGTATCCGAGTAAGTCCTGACAAACTCCGAAATCTTATCTAATGATTCTGTTATGGCTACCGAGTCCGCTTCTGTTAACCCTATCTCCTTGACTATACTGTCAGTCACAGCGATTGTATCTGAGAGGGATAGATTGTACCCTTTTGTTGCTACCAGAAAATCGGCAATCGTTACGGAGTCGGCAAGGGGTAAGCCAACAGATTTAGAGATAGTATCCGCCAGCGTAACCGTGTCTGCTAAAGTTCTGTAGAACTCGGAGACTTTGGCGAAGCTATCAGTTATTGCTACTGAATCAGACTGTGCTTGTCCGATGCCCTTACTTATATCATCGGCAAGGGTCACACTATCCGCAATTGAACGCTGGAAGGCTGCTACTTTAGCTAGACTATCGGCAATCGCCAAACTGTCACTTTGTGCTTGCCCCACGCCTTTAGCGAGACTATCCGTTAGAGCCACACTATCTGAGTAAGCCCGACTGAAGGCTGCTACCTTGACTGGACTGTCTGCCAATGCTACTGTGTCGCCCTTGTTCAAGCTGGGTGCTTTAATAATAGAATCCGTTATTGCTACTGAGTCTGCTTCAGCCATACCTATTAGCTTGGCGACAGATTCGCCAATTGCCACCATATCCGATTGAGAAATACCTGCCTCTTTTGTAATACTGTCACCGATGGTCACGGTATCATCAAGGGATAAAAGGAAGCCAATTATATCACTAATGCTGTCTGATATAGCCACTGTATCAGACAGGTTCTTGCCTATTGCATTGGCTATTACCTCAGTGATAGCGAGACTATCAGCTAAAGTCCTTTTGAATTCATTAACTAATGCGGGTGAGTCGCCTATTGTTAATGTATCGGCTTGAGGTTGCCCGATGCCTTTTGCTAGAGAGTCGCCTATTGTGACACTATCAGATAAAGATTTCTCGTAAGCTGTTGATGCTACTCCGGTGCCGTAGAGGGAAATAGTAGCGGGGGCATACCAGGTAATGGCTTGGTTTGTGCAGGGAATATAATCACCAGCATCATACCAGAAACCACTTCCACTCCAATCAACCTTAAGAGTGCCACCAGTCCCATGTGTGCCAATATAATCACCAGTTTTGATGTCAAAGTCCAAACCTGTAAACACATCAGGGTTTGGTACAGGAGACCCCACAGCTCCTATGTAATCTGAATCTCTAGTTGAGAGGTTGTTACCCGAAACTACAAAAAAGGATGCTACCTCTACTCCACCGCAGTTGTTAACAACGTAAATTTGAACAGTATCAATCGTGCCGTCTGCATTGGCGGGATTTTCTATCCCAATTTGTGTGTGGGTTATCACTTGACCAGCCGCCCTATCCGTAGCCGCCGCCCCTACATCAATCGTCCCCTTCTCCCCTATATTGAGGTCTTGAGGGGGTACTTCAGATATACCTATCTGAAACTCGTCTATTTTGTTGGTAATGTCAGCTAACTTTGTTTCATAGGCTTGAAGGTCATTAACCTGTCCTTTTACAAATATGTCACGAATAGAGCCTTTAACCTTGGGAACTTTCTTCCACTCGTCTATGAACTTTTTATCTGAGTCCCAACAATACT